CCACCAGCACGTCACGCTCTAAAAGACCATCTGCGCTTACAATCCAGTTACGGCTAATGTACTCGAAGTTGATGTCCAACCCTACAGGGGGTGGCTGTGGGAATATGCTGAACTTACTGTCCCTCATCCTAAAACTGGCGTATATGGTCGTGTTAAGCAAGTCACGGCCTAGTACGTATGTCCAATTCTGGGCGCTTAGAGGTCCAGCTAGTGGTAGGTTATTAGACCTATCCCAGCCTGTTTGCTCTATCATGTAGGCAAAGTCAGGGGGCAGATCGTAGTCCCCTGTGTCCAGTGCTGCGGTGGTTATCTGGTGAGTTTTGTTCAGCACCGGCCAGTGGAACATCTCCACCATCTCCTGACCAGCTGAGTCAAGGAGGTATCTCAGCTGCCGAAATGAATCTACGGAGAATGTGGACGGTACAGGCTCTAAGCCTATCTCCGACGCTGCCCGGTTGATTATCTCGTTAGCTGAGAACCGCCTAGCCATCCTTTACTCCTCGGTATCGTCCTGCTGTGACTTCACAAGTACAGTAAGCTCTGCAACTTGGTTAGTTAGCAGATCAATCTTATTGTCGCGCTCTTCCAGTTCTGCAGACATCTTCTCTGTAACAGCATTGCCTTTAGAAGCCTCTAAGAAGGCTTCTGCTTTCTGCTTCAGATTGTTAATGCCCATAAAGTTACTGGCGTTGTTGTCGGTCATCCCTACCAACTGCTCGACAGTTCTAACGTGGAAGTGCTTTAGCTCTTCACACATACTGCGAGAAATACTAGGCCACTCTTCTAGCGGCGTACCCTCTACCACCTCCTCGTTCCTGTTCTTAAACGCGGCGTAATGTCGCGGAAATCGCTGGCGGTCTGCCGCCGTGGCTGGTTGAATAAAGATATTGCTCTTGTTTCCCGGCTGCATAATGTGGATAAACTCCACATCTTCGAAAATTGGTCGCCCAGCCTCTATAGACTTAGACTTATTCCTTGTGGGGCGGTTCTCAAACTTAACGTAAAGTGAGGCATCACCTGGATCCTCACCACCTTCTTGAAACGCCATTTGGGTCTCGTCGTACCCGGCTTCTTGCAGCATATTATTCTCCTAGTTATATTTGCTAAAAAAGGAGGGCGGGTTTCCCCGCCCCCAATAACACCAAACTACATAGGGAAGTCGCAGATAATCTCTAGGTTAGAGATATCACCCGCAATGGCACAGACATTGTCTGTAACCGCAGCGGAGACGTCCAGCGTACCATCAGCAGAGCCAGTGGGGGTAAGTGGATCCCCATCAGCGCCAGCGGTCAGGGCTAGGGTAAGGGTAGCAGCACCCTTCACCTGGAACCAACCATACTGACCATCTGTCATGACTGCCGGAATAACACCTGCGCCGATTTCAACTGAGTCGCTGAGATCACTGGTGCAGATGCCGTTCTTGTAGCCATCCAAAGTGTAGTAGTAAGCTACTTCACCAGCGACAGACGATGTACCAACAGTACCAGTATCATACTGAAGGTATTTGTAGATCTTACCAGTTGCCCCGTCCATACCCAACTGCCCCAGAGTAAACTCTGCAGAGTCGGCCACTTCAGCGACATTCATTCCTAAAATGTAAGACATTTTATTGCCTCCTACTAATTAATATCAAGACGACCCTGGAACTGTACTCCAGAGCATGTCAAGTTACCAGCCCATGCCATGATCTGCACTTCAGCATCCTGATTCGTCGCGTAGCGGCGATTAGGGCTGAGTGGAACCATGTTGCGGTTGGCGTGTGGACGATAATGCAGGTACTCAGTGTTCAGGAAGAACGCTGTACCAACTGGCACACCCTCGACCACATTGCCGCTATAGATACCGCCGTCAAGTACGACGTCAGCGTCCATAAACTTAATGCTTGGAAAACCGAGGTTAGCTTCGTTGGTTCCTGAGAACCGCTGCAGAGTCTGTAGCGAATTCAGGTAATCCTGCCATGCAGTAGGATCCATCAAAATCAAGTCAGGACGATCCTGGCCACGTACCTGAGTAGCCCACAAGTTGTTCATCATGGTCTGCGTCAGTGTACCTGACTGGTCATTAACTTGGTTATTCCAGAAGGTGTACGCAGTACGGTCAATGCCGCCATACGTACCAGTCTGAGCGATTGGAACCATTGCTGCCAAACCATCAATCTGCTTACCACCAGCGGCTGAGCCATTAGAGTACAGGCCACCATTGATAAGGTTAGACAGGGTCTTTTCAGCAACCTGCATACGGGACTCAAGCAAATCAATCATCTGCTCCTTACCGCTGTTCTTCAGCATTTCCAAACCAGAGATGACACAAGGAGCCGCAGCCTGTTTGATGTCGAACTCTGCAGCAGAAATAACATCCGATGCGTTAGTAGGCAGAATATCGTAGCCTGAGTACCAGCCGACGTTTGAGTTTTCTGCGAAAGATAGCTCTTGCAGAATTTTGTGACCGCCGGAAAAAGTTTTAATTTTGCCCTTGCCTTTAAGGCGAGAAAGCAAAGCGTTGTTGTTAGTGACGTTATCCGCAACCTGCTTTGAGCGAGACTCAATGGTAGTTGCAAGAATGTCACTGATATTTGGGAAAGCCATAGCTAATCCTCCAAGTCAGTTAACAGATAAAGTATGTGTAGTTCCGCTGCATGGGGCTTGCGCCTTGCGTCTTCACTGTTAGCTTGGGGAATTCTTGCCAAAGGCTGGAGAGTTCCTAGCTGACTAAAGCATAGCAGGGCATAAGCACTATTACAAGTTAATCACCTGCCCACGCATCCTCCAGGGCACCTCTGAGTGTATTTCCGGCTGTGGTGTCTGTGCCACCTGCATTACCGCCGCCAACGCTAGCACTAGCCCTGCGTTTTGCCTCCAGCTTACCCTTGCCATCCATGAGGTTGGCTTGGGTGCTGCGTTGGGAGAGAACAGCCGCAATTTCCGGGTTCAGCTGGGTTGCCTGTTTATAGGCATCCTCCATTGTTAGCTCTCTGCCCCGGTTAGCAGCTAAGTCCAAGATATCAGCCATATCCTCCCGCACATCATTAAAAAACTCATGCGCTGGATTACCGGCAAACGTCTCAATGCTATTGTCCAACTCCTGCTGGCTATTCTGCGCGTACCGCTGCTGACTGCCACGCACCTCGCCCATAAACTGCCGCATCTCGTGTTCAAACGGGCTAGGGGCTGCCGGAGCTGGTCCCTCCGGTACCTGACCAGCTAAGAGTCCATCCAGCATGTTAATGTCAACACCGTAATTAGCTATGATGTCAGCCACTATCTGCGCTTTCTGGTTCACATTACCCATAGTCAATCCAGCGGTGGTTTGCATCAGGTTTTTGATCGTGTCAATGGGGTTAGAGTTCTGCGCCGTTATAAGCTGCTGGTAAGGTTGGAAAGCCTCTCGAAATTCTCCCGCCGCTTTACGATCAACGGAGGCGGTTTGCATGGCTCCTGCAATTTCCTTCTCCCTACGATTTATTTCAGCCTGTGCCGCGGCGGGTACTTTTGCCCAGTCTTCACGAGCTCCGGGTTTCCAGCTTGCGGGAGCCTTAGTATCGCCAACAGGTGCCTCGGGGTCTTCAACAGTTTCTTCAGTTGGCTCCACCTCTGCCTTAGCTTCTGGCTCAAGCTCGTTAGCTTCGTCAGAAAGTGTAGTCTCATCACCTCCAATTTCCTGGGAGGTATCCCCCACGGACTCCGAGGTGTTTTCTTCGGATCCCCCTGTTTCTTCGGTTTCTTGTTCTTCTGAGCTGTCCTCATCGTACGCGGCCTCTAGTGCTTCTCTCATTGATTCTGGCATATCGTTCTCCTAATTATGTTGGTCTATCGCTCTTTTAATAGCTTCAATCCTATCCCCGCGGGTAGACTCTGCATTCAGCACAGATGCCCGCTCCTTCGCTTTTTGCTCGTAGTGCCCAGACTCCTGGACCTCTCTGTAGTCCACCACGTCGTGCTGTCTCATGTGGTTACGCTTACTCGCCCTGCCATGCACTATAGCTCCGTCAATGGGTGACACAAAGTCTGGTATGTCATTCAGCACCATTGGTCCTCTGTTTGGCGGCACATAGTCGCCCTTGGGAACCATCTTCTTCAGTCCGGGATCGTAAACGTAGGTGGCTCTCACTGGGTTGGCTCGCTGCGCTTAATCTGCGCCTCAGCCTTCTTCTCCAGAATGTTAAAGTGGGCTTGCGCCGCTTCCTCCTGGATCTTGGCTTGCATACCAGACTTAAGCGCCATTAGGTCAGTCTGAAACTTCATTTGCATCTTCTTCATCTCGTTGTTCATCTTAACCATTTCTTTCTGCAAATCCATCTGCATCTTGTTCTTATCAGCCTCAGCCTTCAACTTGGCTTTCTCCTGCTCTGGGCTTGGCTGTGGCGGCTGCTGCTCTTCCTTCTTCAGCTTCTCCTTCATCTCCTTCATTGCTCTGTCTACAACGCCCTCAATCTCTGCGCTGCCCTTAAACCCGGCTAAGCCCCACTTCATAAGCTCCATCAGCATCATGCCCATTCCAGGCTCTGCTTTAATCATCGCTTGTGCAGACTGTATGTAGGTACTCAGTGCGGTCAGGTATTCCGTGCGCTCACTCTTAAGCTGCGCGTAGTCCACCATCGCTATTGACTCTGGGCGTATCTCCACGCGCCACTTGTAGTCAGGAGACTTAAGCAGCTTAACAGCCTCCATCGCCTCCTCCGCGTTCGGGCTATTAAGGATATTGGACTGCTGTATGATGGTCTTCAGCTCAAAGTGCTTACTCATCACCTCAGCCTTCAAAGTCTGTATATCGCCAGCGAACCTAGCGAACTCGTCCTGTAGCGCCTGAATACGAATGCTTGCGAACTTGGCTTTTAGGGATTGTGCGGTGGCAGACTCACGAACACCTGAACTTGCGCCGCGCATAATGTCACTAAGGCCAGTAACTTGGTAAAGCAACTGAATTGTCTCATCTCTGAGCTCTTTTAGCTGTCCTAGGGTGCCTACAATCATGTCAACTGGGAACCAGTCCACACTACCCTTCATACCGCCCTTTTCGCCGAACATTGCCCAATTATCAACGGGAATAAGGTCGTTTTCTACGCCCTCGGTCATCATTCGCTTAATAGCGTCCTCTTTTCCGTCATATACGCCAATTACCTTAACGCTCTTGGTAATCATAGAGATTCTAGTCTGCAAAGCGTCAATTTCGTTGTATAAGTCCTGGCTTATTAGGAAATCAGCTTTAGGGATGAACAAGCTAGTCGTTGGGTTCGCTATCATGGGTGGTGGGCACGGAAAAAAGCTGTCTAGCTGCAACGGGTCTTCCATTTTGTCCAGCAACTTGCTTTGACTGTCCTGGAACCAGTAAACGTGGTCTGAATCCTTACACCATATCTCCCACACCTCTGCAGTCTGCTTAGGATCCTTCTCATCACTGTCCGCATTCTCCGTATGCTTCATCTGCTTGTACGTTGCTGCCTTTGCCACCTTACCGCCAAAGCGCTCAGTCATTGCGTCCTCGTCTAGGTGAACTTTAAAGCCCACCCAAGGGCATTCTGACCATGTGCGGCAGAACCCGTACAAGAAGTCACGCCAATGCACGTACTCTACCGGCACAGACTCCTCGGTCAGCTCCTCAACCATTTGCCCCGTCTGCGGGTCTGGCTTGTTCTCCGTCTTAAAGTCGTATCTTACACGCGCAACCCCCATGCCCGGCAGTAGTCTGTCCTGTAGCGCCGCACGGATGCAACTTGCGAAGTCAGCACCCTGATCCTCTAAGTCGACCTCCAAGAGACGTTGGAAGATACTACCCGCAACGCGAGCTTGGTCATCGTCTGCATCGGCATGACGTCTACTTACATCAATCTTGGGGATACGCCCATACAACATAGCGAGCAATGTAGTTATGTGGGTATTAAATAGGTTTAGGCGGAAGTCCTCATTGTTGCTGCCTTCGCTGCGCTTATCAAGGAAGCGATCAATGATTTTCTCACCCGCCTTGTGACACTTCTTCATTCGCTTTTCTGCGGCGGCGATCTCTTTCTTCCAATACTCTTGGTTGTACTTTTTCACTAGATGCGTCTCCTGTTCATACTCAGAACTTTGTCCCGCTCTTCAAACAAGCCTTTTAGGGTGTAGCCAATAGGCTCCTGCTTCAATACTATAGCTTCTTTTTTCGCTTCCGGCAACTTCATTCGGTTTCTACAGACTAAACTAAGATATCGGAAAGCGTCGGCTCCGTGACTCGTCCAGTCGTGCAATGGCCTGTCCACGAAGACCTTCTTAACCTCGTCGTAGTTCCTGCGGTATAACTTGAGGCAGTCCCACCCCTCACTGGTATGCTCCTGGTCAAAGTGGCACATCGGCAGCACCATCCTTGCCGCGTCGATACCGTGCTGGATGGACAACTTAGGCGCGATCCGCACAGGGTAGTCCATGAGTAGAAACTGCTCAATGGTACTACGCCCCGTCTGCAAGGTCTTGGCCTTCGCATCATGGGGGAGCCAGATGGTGTCGTAGTCGTAGTGCTTGTAGTCCAATAGATCAAAGTAGAACTGCAGAGGTTGACTGTTGTGCTCCTCGTAGTCTATCAGCGCGATGCC